CTCTAGGTGGGTTACTCAATCTGCTACTGTTGGATCAGTATTGGAATTATTTATTTTTCTTGGCGCCTATATAGGTATTATTTTTATTGGAGCAAGGTTATTATTTTAATAGTCTAAATGTCTAAATGGTTGAAGTATGGTATACCTTGTCCATGCGGCAAGAGTTCTGATGCATATGCCATTGACCGAGATGGTAATGGTTTTTGTTTCAGGGGTGATTGTAATAAATTTGTAAAAGGAGATTCTGTAATCGAAAAACAAGGTAATATAACGTGGGGTTATCATCCACATAGAAGTATCAGTTACTCCACGATGGAATTCTACAATGTTCAAACTAAGTTCATTGATGGTGTTCCAGAAGAGTGTGGATTCATTCTACCAAATAAAGCTATCCAAATCAAGAAACTTGATCCCCTTATTACTAAAGGTAAGTACAGAGTAGAGGGTAATTGGAGTGAAGCTGGTCTATTCGGTAGAGATAAATTTGATGCTGGCTCTAAAGATTCTGTTACTATCGTAGAAGGATTTCACGATGCTCTTGCAGCATATGAGATGCTTTATGGTAATAGCGCCGTAGTATCTATCAAAAGTTCTTCTACTGCTCGTTCTGATTGTATCAAAGATTGGGAGTGGATCAATTCTTTCAAAAAGATTGTCATTGCAATCGAAGATGATGAGCCGGGTAAGAAAGCCGCTCAAGATATTGCTTCTCTGTTCGACTTCAACAAGGTTTTCAGAGTTAAGTTAACAGCCCATAAAGATGCTAATAAATACTTAGAAAAGGGCGCATCAACTGACTTTCATAGAGCATGGAAGAATGCTAGGAGATTTGCTCCCGACAATATTATCTCTTCTTTTATAGAGATAGAAAAAGCCCTGGATCAAGATGAAGAATCTCTTATCGGTACATATCCTTTCAAGAGCCTCAATGACTCTTTGTATGGACTTCATGAAGGTGAAGTTATTCTCATTGATGCTATTGATGACTCCGAGGGTGGCACTGGTAAGACAGAATTTTTAAGAGCCTTAGAACATTTTACATTAAAGAATACCAAACATTCTATTGGTATTATTCATTTAGAAGAAGATAATGGAACTACTATTAAGGCTATTGCTGGTTATGAGCTGGCCGTTCCTGCTGTTCTACCTGATTGTGGACTTAGCAAGGCAGATATTTTAGCTGGTTACAAGAAGGCTGTTAAAGATGACGAAGGTAGAGTACATATCTATTCATCCTTCGATGTTGAACATGAAGATACATTCCTTAGCAACATCAGATTTCTTATTGCTATCGGATGTAAAATCATTTTCTTTGATCACATCAGTTGGTTAGCTACTGGCAATGATGATGAACAGGATGAACGTAAGAAGTTAGATCGTATTGCTCAAAAGCTTAAACTTCTTATGAAAGAATTAAGAGCATGTCTTGTTATGATTTCTCACACGAATGATGATGGCAAGACGAGAGGCTCTAGATATATCGGTAAGGTTTCCAATACTCGTATCTCGCTCAAGCGTGATAAGACTAGTCCTGACCCGATGATCAGAAATACTGTAGAGTTTATTATCAGAAAAGCACGACTTGGTGGTCGCACAGGACCAGGTGGTCGAGCAATCTTTAATCAAGAAACAGGAAGGTTAGAAGATGTTGGTCCTATTAGTTAGTTTATGGTATCGTAAAAAGCAAAAATAACACTTGACTTTTTCGTAAAAATATGATACTATATTCTTGTAGTTTAAAGAAAAGGAGAAATAGGAAATAGACATTTGGGTAATGGACACAGAAGGTGATGGACTTTTCCCAACTAAAATTCATGTTCTTTCCTGCACAAAGGACGGTAATGTATTTAGTACTAATGACTATACGCAAATGCGAGCCTTTTTACTTAAGGCTGATGTCATTGTAGCACACAATATTGTTCGTTTCGATGTTCCTGTTCTTGAAAGAATTTTAGGTATAAAGATAAAAGCTAAAGTCATCGATACCTTAATCTTAAGTTGGTATCTTTTTCCTGAGAGAACTGATCATGGACTAGAAGATTGGGGTGAAACATTTGGTATTCCAAAACCAAAGATTTTAGATTGGGAAAATTTATCTTATGAAGAGTATAAACATAGGTGTGAAGAAGATGTAAAAATTAATTATAAACTCTGGAAACATATGTGGATGATTTTAAATCACATATATGAGAATAAAGAAGACCTATGGAGATTTCTAGAGTATCTTACATTTAAAATGTACTGCGCCAGACTCCAAGAAGAATCTGGTTGGAAATTAGATGTTAAATTTGTTGAAGACGCTTTGGTAAAACTCACTAACGAGTTGCAAGATAAGCACGATGCTTTATCCAAAGTAATGCCCAAAGTTCCTGTCATAAAAACAAAGACTGTCCCTAAACAGTTGTATAAACAAGATGGAACTCCCACAAAATTTGGGCAGACTTGGCTTGATATGTTAGCCAGTCGTAATCTCCCCGCAGATACCGAAGAAATAAAATATGAAGATGGGTTTACAGAACCTAATCGTGGATCGCACGATCAGATAAAGAAATGGTNGTTTAACCTAGGATGGATTCCAGAGACACATAAAATAGTAAAAGACAAAAAGACTGGAGAAGTAAGACAGATACCACAAATTTCAAAAGAAAAACAAAAAGGTGGTGGTGTTTGTGACTCGATCAAAAAGCTATATGAAAAAGAACCAGCTTTAGAACTTCTTGATGGTCTTTTTGTTATCTCCCATAGAATTGGTATTCTCTCTGGCTTTTTAAGAGATAATAAAAATGGTTGGTTAAAAGCTAAGATAGCTGGTGTGACCAATACATTAAGATTTAAACATGCAGAGATTGTTAACCTTCCAAAAGTTAATGTTCCGTATGGATATGAATGCAGAGGTTCATTAGTAGCCCAAGAAGGTTTTGAATTACTTGGCGCTGATATGACTTCTCTTGAGGATAGACTGAAACAACATTACATCTATCCTTATGATCCTGATTATGTCAAGGAAATGAATGTCGAAGGATTCGATCCCCATCTTGACATTGCCCTGTTAGGAAAAAGAGTTTCTCCAGAAGAAGCTCAAGCCTATAAGACAGGTAATAAAGACTTTGATCTTAAGGCAATTAAAAAAGTTAGAGATATCTTTAAAAACGTGAATTATGCAGGTCAGTATGGAGCAGGTGCTCCTAGAATTGCACTCACTGGTGGTATCTCATTAGATGAAGCCAAATCTCTCCATAAGATTTATTGGGAACGTAACTGGTCTATTAAAGAGGCCGCTAAAGACCAAATATTTAAAACAGTAAACGGTCAAATGTGGCTCTTTAATCCTATCAATCGTTTTTGGTATTCTTTAAGAGAAAAGAAAGATATCTTTAGTACTCTTGTACAAGGTACTGCTTCTTATGTCTTTGATAGATGGCTTCAATTTATTCTGGAAGAGCGTCCACAATTAACTGCTCAATTCCATGATGAGATTGTCCTTTGTATTCGCAAAGGATTTAGAGAAGAAGCCAAGGCTCTCTGTTACAGAGCTTTGGATAAATTGAATAAAGAATTAAATTTAAATAGAAGACTTGATATTGGTGTTCAATTTGATGATCAATATTCAGGTATTCATTAAAGGAGAATTATTTGACGACACAGATTATTACAGTTACTGGTACTGCTGCTTGGGCACAAGTTTACCAGCCGGATACATTCATGAATGCAACAAAGTGGAAGATCGATATCTTTCCTGAAAATGAAGATGAATGGTCCAAGATTACTAAAGCTGGTATTCAGAAAAAGAGAAAGATGAATTCCAATCCTGACAATGGCCCTCTTGGTGATTATATTCAGTTCACTAGAGATGCCATGAAGGTCATGAAAGGTAAGATTATTCATTTTACCGGCCCTGTCATTACTGACGAAGATGGTACTGTGATTGTAGACTTTGTTAATAAGGAAACAGGTAAGAGAGTATATTCTTATGAAGAGTCTCAAAAGAATGATATCGAACGTAGAGGCAAGCCAGTCCTCATTGGCAATGGCTCTAAAGTTAAGGTAACTATTGCTGTCTATGATACTATCAAGGGAAAGGGTCAACGACTGGAATCAGTTCAAATTCTTGATCTCGTAGAGTATCAGGGTAGTGAAGGTGACCTTCCTCCTGTGAAAGAGGATATCAGAACTCCACTTACTACAACAGAGTCTAAGATTAAAGATGAAAACAAAACTAACAATACCACAACTACAGGTGCACAAGCCCCTTGGTAATAACCTCAGGTTATTATATTCTTGTGCTTGGATGTTAGGCTTTACAGTTAATGGGATAAAGCCACCACTTTAGAAATTAAAGCCGGATTAGCTCAGGGGTAGAGCAGCGCTCTTGTAAGGCGATTGTCGGG